GGGATTTTGGCGGGGACCGCGCAATCCCGTAACAAAACGTGTAATGGCGTCTTCGAGTTCGACGGCTAACAATGCTGCGTCTGCTTGGGCGTCTGTCGGGTAAATGGTTGCCATGTGGTTTTCTCCCTTTGCTGATAACCATTGTGCATAAGTTACAGAACAAGTCAATAACTATTTGACAATTGTTTTCGCACTGTGTACATAAAGGCATGGGAAAACGCGGACCACGGCCAAAATACACAGATAGGCTTATCGTAATGATAGAGCCAGAAATGTCGCGCAATCTGTCAAAATTGGCTGACGGCATATCAATAGCCGCGATAGTCCGCCAAGCGATAGAGCAATACCTAGCAAAACAGGACAGCGAATAAATGGTAGCCAACACAGTATCGACCAGAGCAGAGAACGGACGATACGAAACGCACTATGATTGGCCAACCATCATCCCCGCTGTGCTGGACCGGATCAAGGAAGGCGAAGGGCTAACAGTAATCTGCGAAGACCCAGACCTGCCTAGCCGATCCCAGATCCTAGAGCATTGCTTGCTGCCCGAATACGTGGACCGGTACAGGATAGCCCAAGCAGTCCTAGCAGAAGTAGAAGGGCTGAGCGTCGATGAAGTGCCAGACAAGGTAGCAACCGGTGAATTCTCGCCTAACCAGGGCAAGGTCATAGCCGATATAAAAATGCGCAGGATGGGCCACAGAGCACCTAAGCAATACAACGACAAGGTTATATCCCAGACAGTCCAGCACACAGTACAGATAGACCTGACAATGAGGGGAAGGCTTGAACGCGCCCAGAGCAGGGAAGTGGCCAGGCTGCGCAGTGACACGGTGACTGAGGCGGAGTATGAAGTGATAGAGCAGGGAGATGGGGTGGGGAATGGACTGGGGAAAACCAGCGCCACGGACACATCCACGCGCGCGACACCCCACGAAACACCAGCATCTGTGCTATTCCAGGACTTGCCAGCCAACCCCGCACCTGTGCCAAATCAAGACAAATAACCCATTGTGCAGCGCGGCAATACCGCATAACGTGTAGCTAGACTAAGCAATGGCAGAAAACAGCCAATACCACGCGCGTCATTTGTCATAACCATTTGTCATATAATGGGTTATCGGATGTGCGTTCGCGGTATGTTCTTGATGCGATGCAACAATTTGAAAAAGGGTCCCATATTGGGACGGGGCCATCCCGGAAACGCGCGAACGGTGCCATTGGGCTTGAGTCCCCCACCCACCTCTACACGAACTAGGTTCCCTGTTCTTTCCGGGTCCCATATCCGCCCCCTGACCGGCATCAGGCCAATATACGCATTAGGGTCCCATATTTGACCAATCTCGCTGTACGGCCCTGTGGCGGGTTCCTGTTAACCCTATCCGGCGGCATTCTGTTCGCCCTGGGATTATTGCTGGCTGGATATATCTTTTTGATTGCGGGCGTGGTAATGATGGTTTGCGGCCTGATTTGGGCTGTTTTATGTACTGTAGGTTGAAGAGGGTTTTGAGAATTGGGTGAAATAGGCCGTATAGGGCTGTTTTAACCCCATTAGGTGGAATACGACGTTTTTTGAAGGGAAAACGAGGATGAAACGCACTACGGTATTCGACGACAAGCCCTGCAAATGCGGTTTGAACGGCGTGGACAAGGCCGGTGTATCGCGGTTCGAGTGGTTCCGTACTGATGACGGCTTGCAGTGTCCGGTTTGTCCTGAGCAGCGGCATGACAGCCCTGATTGGGATATGTACGGGATTTGCGGGTTTTGGCCGGCGGCCCCAATTCGTGATTTTTTACTTGGCGATTTCGACACATCTGAATCAATAAAGGCTGCGAACAAACGTGCTGCCGATTGGGCCGAAAAAGAACGTGGGTGGATTTACGGCAGCACGGGCGAAGACGGTGGTTAATGCTCCCCTCTGAGCAGGCCGCTCTTGCGGACAAAATAGCAACATTCCGGTACGACCCCCTAGGCTTTGTCGAGTTCATTTTCGACTGGGGCCAGGGCGATCTATCGGCGTTCGGCGGTCCTGACGACTGGCAGCGCGATATTCTGGTCGAACTGGGCAAAGAACTGGCCCGTGTGGACAAGTATGGCGGAGCGGTTAGGATTGCAGTCACGTCCGGTCACGGGATCGGTAAGACTGCTCTGGTGGCGTGGATAATTCTGTTTTTCATGTCCACCCAGGCCGACGCGCAGTTGATTGTTACCGCCAATACCAAGATCCAGCTTGAAACCAAGACCTGGAGAGAGTTGGCGAAGTGGCATAATCGGGCTGCAAACAAGGACAGTTTCGAAAGAACGGCGACTAAATTCTATCACGTTGAGGGAGTGGACACATGGTTCGCAAGCGCAATTCCGTGGAGCAAGGACAATCCTGAAGCCTTCGCTGGAGCGGGAGATATTGCCTCTCGAACAGTGTTTCTGTTTGACGAAGCATCCGCCATTGACGACTCGATCCACGAAACCTCCGAAGGGGCAATGTTGCGGCCAGGCGCGGTTAAAATCGCCTTCTCCAACCCAACTAGAAATACCGGCTGGTTTAGGGAGTGTTGGAGGAAGCATAAAAAACGCTGGTTAACTCGTAAAATTGACTCGCGAAGCTGTAGATTCCCCGATAAGGGTGAGATTGACGGCTGGATTGAAGATTACGGCCTGGATTCCGACTGGGTTCGGGTCCGTGCAAGGGGGGAGTTCCCTAGAGCCGGCACGATGCAGTTCATTTCCTCCGAACTGGTGGAGGAAGCGGTTGAACGCAAAGCGGACGGCTATGAAGACCTCCCCAGGCTTCTGGGGGTTGATGTCGCGAGATATGGTGACGACAGGACGGTTTTCTGTAAGCGGCAGGGTTCGAAGATGTTTCCGCTGGAGAAGGTTCGCGGTTGGGACACGGTACAGGTTGCGGCGCGAGTGGCGCAGATTATTGACGAGTTTGACCCGCACGTAACCTTCGTTGACGGGATTGGTATTGGGGCGGGCGTTGTAGATACACTTTTGCACACAGGATACGACGTAGTAGACGTAGTGGCATCTAGACAGTCGTCCGACCCCAAGACTTATCTCAATCTAAGGGCGGAGATGTGGGGCGGAATGAAGAAATGGCTGGAGTCCGCTGATATTCCGAACGACCAGGAATTACAGCAGGATCTGATCGGTCCCGAATATTCGTTTAACGCCAAATTACAAACGGTCCTGGAGAAAAAAGAGGACATGCGCAAGCGCGGCCTGGAATCTCCCGATGCGGGGGACGCTCTAGCTCTTACGTTCGCCAGTCCGTCCGAAGTATCCAGTTTCTGGGAAGATGAAGATGATTATTCACAAGGCGAAGGCCGCAATGAATCGACGGGGTACTGACGTGAAGACGAAAAAGAAACCGAAGAAGCGCCGAGGGTATTAATGTCTCTAGCTGAAACATACGGCATTGCGGAAGAAAAACAGAAGACATCTTCGCTCGACATTTTTTCCCTGATTGACGTTGATAATATCGCAGAACAGCTAGACGACAGCCTGTTGAACGAAATCGGCGCCAAGGTCATCCGGGAATACGACCTGGACCTGGCTTCTCGCGGCGATTGGGAAGACAAAATGACCAAGGCGATGGATCTCGCCATGCAGGTCACGAAGCCCAAGACATTCCCCTGGCCCAACGCTGCCAACGTTCAGTATCCACTGATTACCGCCGGCTCCATTCAGTTTGCAGCCCGTTCCTATCCCGCGATAGTGGACGGCCCCAGAGTGGCGAAGTGTCGTGTGATAGGCTACGACGGCGGCACTCAGCAGGTAATTGAGGGCCGCCCGATGTTCCTGGGTCCGCAAGGGCCAACGCCGGAACAGGGTATGCAGGGACCGGAGGGGCCGGTGCCGTTCGAGCCGATGTGGCAGATTCCGCCCGGAGAAAAGGCTAATCGTGCCGAGCGAATCTCCCGCCACATGTCGTGGCAGCTACTTGAGGAAATGGAGGAATGGGAGGAGGGTATGGACACCCTTCTTCATACTATTCCAATCATGGGCGTCCAGTTCAAAAAGACCTATTATAACCGTCTTCTTGGGAGAAATGTTTCCGAACTTGTGGACGCGCTCGATCTGGTCATGCAGTACAAGGCGCCGTGGGCTACTGTTCCACGTAAAACCCAACACGTCCGCCTGTATCCCTACGAAGTCACCGAACGCAAGCGCTCCGGGACATTTCTTGACATTGATTTGATAGATACTGTCGACGAGGGCAAGTATCTTGAAGCCGACGGCAACGACGAGGACGCGCCCCAGTTATTCCTGGAGCAGCACCGATTACTTGACCTGGATGATGATGGTTATCCCGAACCGTACATCGTGACCGTCCATAAACAATCTTCCAAGGTGGTCCGTATTCTGGCCCGTTTCGAGGAAGAAGGAATCCAGGAAAACCGCAACGGTCAGATTGTCCGCATCGCCCCGATTGAATATTACACTCGTTATTTGTTCATGCCCGCTCCCGACGGGGGGATTTACGGCATGGGCTTTGGTTGGCTGTTGCACGATATTTCCAATTCGGTGAACACCACGATTAACCAGTTGCTGGATGCTGGTACTCTGGCGAACGTTGGTGGCGGATTTATCGGTAAGGGCCTGAGAATCAAATCCGGCGACAGCACAAGGAAGCTTGGCGAGTGGAAACACGTCTCGTCTTCCGGCGCCGCGATTAGAGATAATCTGTACGAACTGAAAATGCCGCAGCCCTCTCCGGTGCTGTTCCAGTTGCTCGGATTATTGATTGACGCAGGCAAGGAGATATCCTCGGTCAAGGATGTTCTAACCGGGGAAGCTCCGAAGAACGCTCCCGCGACGACCACGATGGCGATGGTGGAGCAGGGGCAGAAAGTATTTACGGCCATCTACAAACGGCTGCATCGCGGCCTACGGGATGAGTTGAAGAAACTCTATCGCTTGAACCGGTTGTACCTGGAGCCGGAAGTCTACTTCGTTATGCTCGATGGCAACTCTCAACAGGTTGCCCTGAACGACTACAACGACGAAGACATGGACATTATCCCGGTATCCGATCCCGCCCTGGTCAGTGATATGCAGCGCATGTCGAAGGCCGAATATCTCTATCAACTAGCCCAGACAGAACCGAACATGAACCGCAAAGAGGCCCTGAGCCGGATGCTTGAGGCCGGCAAATTCGAGGACCGCGAAAAACTCATCCTTGACGAAGTGCCACCGGATCCAGAAATGATGATGGAAATGCAGCGGGCCGAGAACGACACCACCCGAGCGCAAGCCGGCGCGCAGGAATCGCAAGGCAAGGCGCAACTAGCCCAGGCTACAGCCCAGAAAATGCTGGTGGATGCGGAACAAAAGGGCATCGAAACGCAATTGGACATTGTTCGTCTTGATCAGGACGACCGCAAGCTAGATCAGCAGGACACCAAACTAGCCCTGGACGACAAGAAGATTGATGCAGATTCGAGGAAAAACAGTGGAAATAACGAAAAATGATTTCCAATCCTGGCTGGCTAATCCAGTAACGCGGGAGATCCGCAGGTGGGCCGAAGAGCAGCAAGACGCGCTGGTGGAAGAATTAGCCGAGCAAATCGCCGATGGTGCGGTTATCCCGGAAGAACACCAGCGAGAAGTAATCCGGCAGAGTACGGGTTACAGTTTCATTCATCAGCTAGAATACGAGGATATCAATGACAGCGAAGATACTACCGATGGCGACGAACAAGAGCGGGATCAGGCCGGTTGAATTCAAGGTACTGGTGAAGCCGGACGGCGTGGAGAAGACTTCCGCTGGCGGAATCATTATCCCTGACGACAAATCCGACCGCGATCAGATGGCCATGGCCACTGGGGTTATTGCGGAACAATCCGAATATGCCTTTTCGGCCTGGGACAACAACGCCCCTAAGCCTGGCGACAGAGTGATTTTCGCCAAGTACGCCGGCATGGTGACGACCGGGAACGATGGCGAGGAATACCGCGTGATGAACGACAAGGACATCTGCGCTGTTCTTGAGTAGTCAAAAAAACATAGTTAGAACACGGGTCGCCTTGAGCGGCCTTTTTTAATGAGAATTTGACCGATGCCGAGGGCATCTCTGGAAGACAAAATAAATGGCAGGGCACCCTATTTGCCATTTTTGAGTGATGGGCGCCTGAATCAACAGGACGACATGATGCATCGTGATCGCACTCTCGGTCGTAACGGCGGTGCCCTCAGCATCGGTCAAATTCATTATGAGGAAATTATGAGCGAAACGAACATCGAGGATACCGGCGGTAAAGAAAACGTGCCGGAAGTTAACGACATAGAAGCTGATGCCCGTGCTGACGGATGGGCACCGAAAGAAGAATGGCGCGGCGACCCTGCACGCTGGCGCACAGCAGAAGAATTTATTGAACGCGGCCAGAACATCAGGGACACCAACGCCAGGCTGCGCGAAGAAAACGAGACACAGACCGCCAGTATTGCAAAATTGCAGAGCACCGTCAGCGAGTTTGCCGGCCACATGGAAAAGGTTGAGCAGGGTGCTTATGAACGGGCCGTAAAAGACCTCCAGACCGCCCAGCGCGAAGCCGTTGACGAGATGGACACGGGCAAATTCGACCGTCTGGCCAATGAAATTAACAACCTGGAACCACCGAAACCTATTGAGGCCCCGTCTACCGAAGACCCGGTATTTACCGCCTGGAAGGGCGAGAATTCCTGGTATGACAGCGATATTGAGATGGGTGCTTTCGCCGATTCAATTTCTACTCGGGTGAGCGCCAGAATGGGCGGTGCCGTGGGCCGGTCACACATGGATGCGGTGGCGCAGGAAGTTCGTAAGAAATTCCCGCAGAATTTCGAAAACCCTCGGCGCCAGAACGCTCCCCAAGTTGAAGGCGGCGTTCCCGCACCAAGAACGAAGCCGGACCAATTCAGTTACGCGAACATCCCCGCTGACGACAAAGCCCAGTTCAATCGCTTTGCCGAGGAGGGGATTTATGAAAACACCGACGCCGGCCGCGCGAAGTTCGCGGCGGTATATTTTGAGGATGACCAATGAGAACCTGTAAAACCTGTGACGTAGACATCGGCCACATGCACCACTTTTCCAAATTCTGCGAAGAGCATAAGCCGGCGAAACCGGCTCGGGAAGTTCAAACCCCAGAGAAAGAGGGTACGGTTAGTCGCGAGACGATTCGCGCCGCCGTGAAGACGGTTCGCGAGGCCGTGAAGACCGACGTCACTCCCGAACAGCGCGCCGCCTTCAAGGAAGCCTCGGCGCCAACTGAAACTATTGCCGAGCAGCGCATCCGGGAAATCCGTGAGTCGCGCAAGAACAAGCGGGTTGAAATCGGTGGGCACGCAACCCGGCTGGATGCCAAGTTACCCCCTGGCATGAAAGGCCGCTGGGTTAACGACGTGAACGGCAGACCCAAGTATTTACAAGATGAAAGAGGCTACACATTCGTTACTGAGGATATGGCGGGCGTTTCAGCCCACAACACAGGCATGGGAGGCAACATCAGCCAAACCGTAGGCACCATGGAAGGTGGCGGCGGGTTAAGTGGCGTGCTGATGATGATCCCCGAGGAAATTTACGAGGAAGATCAGGCCACAAAACGTGGAGCGCTCGATGACATTGATAGCGCCCTGAATCGTGGCGAAACACCGGATTCCGATGAGCAAGACATGAGTCAACGCTATTCGGATCTGAAAATCTCACGGGGTTAACGCCCCTCTTTTCATCTGGAGAACTAAAATGGCTAACGTTGACGCCCCTTCGGGCTTCAAGCCGGTCATGCATAGAAACGGAGCGCCCTACAACGGGTCCGCCGAACCTATGGAGATTCCGGTTGGCTACAACTCCGGCGGCATGTTTGTCGGCGATCTTGTGGTCAAAGTGGCGGCGGGTTCAAACCTTGTCGCCTACGACGTTCCCGGCTACGGGAGTTTCGAAATTGGTATGCTGCCTACAATTCAGTTGGCGGTAGTTACCGATTCAACCTTCTGCTCCGGCGTAATCGTCGGCTTTGCTGCAAACGCGGACAATCTGAGTCAGCAGTATAACCCGACTTCGACGGCGCGGATTGCCCTGGTGTGTACGGACCCCGATATTCTTTTCGAGGCCCAGCACGAAGGCACCCCGACCGGGACGGAAGTCGGCTTGAACGCCACCTTCATCCGTACTCACAGTGGTTCGACCGTCACCGGGCATTCCGGTGAGGAAATTGACACCGGCACCAGCACGTCGCCGGCTGCGGACGCATCCTTGATGCTTCGTCTTGTCAGGCCGGTCAACCGCCCCGGCAACGAGCCGCTCACGGCTAATAGCAAGTGGCTTGTCACCATCAACATGCACAGCGATCTGTCTACCGGCGACGGTGACGGTGCGCTCGGCATATAAGGGAGGCTTGAAAAATGGCTGGTCCTATTAATACCGGTTCACATCCGAAAGCCTTGTGGCCGGGTATCAAAGAATGGTGGGGTACGTCTTATAGCGAACACCCGCTGGAATGCATGGATCTGTTCGAATGGTCTTCGAGCAATCAGAGCTATGAAGAAATGGTTCAGACGAAGGGCTTCGGCCTTGCCCCGATTAAGACGGAAGGCAATGGTATTGCCTATGATTCCGAATTGCAGGGCTTCGTTAAGCGGTTCACGCATGTTGCATATGCCTTGGGTTACATCGTGACCTACGAGGAAATGCGGGACAATCTGTATGAGTATGTCTCCAAGCGTCGTTCAGCCTCTAATGCCTTTTCGCAACGTCAGACCAGGGAAGTCGTATCCGCTGCGGTTTATAATCGCGGCTTCGATTCGAACTACGTTGGCGGTGACGGGATTGAACTGTTCTCTCAGGCCCATCCCTCAAGTGCGGGGAATTGGCAGAACGAACTGACGACCCCCGCCGATCTGAGCGAGTTGGCGTTGGAAGACATGGTTATCCTGGTTATGGGCGCGAAAAACGACAAGGGTCTTCAGATTTCTCTGATGTCCGAGACGTTGCACGTTCCCCGTCAGCTTGTCTTCGAGGCCCATCGCATCTTGAAATCCGTCTTGCAGAATGATACCGCAAACAACGCCACCAATGCGTTGCGGGCGATGTCCAGTATTCCTGGCGGCATCAAGCCGAACCACTATTTCACTGACTCGGATGCATGGTTCGTCAGAACCCAGCGCCCGAAACTTCAGGGCATGGTTGGTCTGGACCGCGAGAAGCTGTCGTTTGATAAAGAGAACGACTTCGACACCAAGAACGCCAAAGCTTCCAGCTACGCCCGCTACAGCGTTGGCTGGGTCGATCCTCGGGCAATATTCGCATCTGAGGGTGCATAGTTGGCGGTTTTCCGCCAATTCTAACTGAATATTGTACTTGCTAACGACCAAGTAACAGTGTATAACCCCTTCTATGGTTAATTTCATAGGAGGGGTTTATGCCCTGTACTGTTTGTAGAAGAGAAATCAAAATCGTAGCGCGCGGCTTATGCGGTGCGTGTTACCAGCGGTGGAATAAAACGGGAACGACTGATTACCAGCGTTGGGGCAAGCGAAATGTTTGCCAAATCAAAGATTGCGATAGTTATGTCGTGTCGCACGGTCTATGCGATATGCATCGGCTTCGACTGAGAAGCCACGGGCATACCGACTCGACAAGGCCAGATTCGTGGGGCGCGAAAGAAAAGCATCCATTGTATCATGTATGGCATTGGCTGAAGCGAAGAAAAATGAACACCCCAATAGTCCAGATATGGGTTGATGATTTTTTGCAATTTGTAACGGACGTGGGTGAACGCCCATCGTTGAAACATAAATTATTTACTGCGGATGAAACTCAACCGTTGGGTCCGAATAATTTTATTTGGAAACGATCTCTTGTAGAAAAGGTTGATGGCGAAAATCCGAAGACTTATTCTGCGCGGGCGCAGCGCGTGTATCGTAAAATAAGACCAGAAGGATACAGGGCAACAAGAATTCAACGCGCATACGGAATCACCAGCCGCGATTATGAAGAAATGCTTCTGTCGCAAGATGGCGTGTGCGCGATATGCAACAAAGCGGAGACGGCGAAAATGAAAGGCAAGGTAATGAACCTTGCCATAGACCATTGCCACACTACTGGTAAAGTACGCGGCCTACTTTGCATCAATTGCAACAAGGGAATGGGACATTTACGTGATGACCCAGAAATCCTTTCTGCCGCAATCGAATACCTAAAGAAACACAACTAATCCCACCTTAATAAGTGGTTAACCGGGGCGCCTTTGGGCGTCCTTTTTCATGGGCGCAAGCCCCAGTGGACGGGGTGGGGCTTTCCTCCTTTCACCCGCCCCGTCCGCACCTTTCGGCGTCGTAAGGATACCCATCCTTGGCCACTCCTGGCTGCGGCGCAAACCCTATGGAGAATCTAAATGGGTTGGACTAATTTCCCTGGCGGCATCACCTCTCTTGGTGTTCCCGTCGTTCCTTCCGGCTTGTTCGGTAAGGCTTCTAAATCATTTTTCGTTGACGGCGCCGCTGGCCTGGACGGTAATAGTGGCACGACCCCCAAAAGGGCAGTCAAGACCGTCACCAAGGCGCTTTCGCTCTGCACCGATAAAGCCGGTGATGTCATCTACCTGATGAATGACGGCAACACTTCCGGCACGTCGCGTGACACGGCCACCATCAACTGGTCGCTCGACAATACCCACTTGATTGGTGTTTGTGCGTCAACCATGCTTTCGCAACGAGCGCGGATTTCACCGCCAACTTCGGCCACGGCCATCGTTACGCCGCAATTGCTGGTTTCCGGCAACGGCAATTCGTTCAGTAATGTCTCGCTTTTCGAGGGAACGAACGAAGCTGTCGATTCCACCTGTGTCAGCATCACGGGGTCACGAAACTATTTCAACAACGTGGCGATGATGAACATGGCCAACAGCACTACGAATTCCGCTGCCGATAGAGCGGGAAGCGAAACCTTGCTGATTACTGCCGGTGAAGAAAACACCTTCGATGGATGTTACATTGGCATGGACACGGCAGCGCGGAGTGCGGCCAACGCCAATGTGCGGTTTGCTAGCGCGGCAACACGCAACATCTTTCGTGACTGCTTCTTCCCGATGCAGGCGGATGCCAACTCGCCGATCTTTATTGATGCCAACACGTCCGGTGCTATTGATCGGTTCGCTTGGTTCAAGAACTGTGTTTTCCACAATGGCGTGAATTCCACGGCGACGGAAGTGCTTTTGGTGGCTTCTGTCCACGCCAGCGCGGGCGGGTCCATTATTCTGGAAAATTGCTCCCATTTAGGTGCGGCACAATGGGAGGTCACAGCGTCTACCAATGTCTTTGGTAACATGCCGATTCCCGACATGGCTGATGACGCTTCCGGCGGCAAATATGTCGTGTACACGACTTAATCGGAAGGACATGAAAATGAACAAGACCGTGAAGAAACCAGTCATTGTGGCCGTCAAGAAGGCACCTAAGAAGGCACCTAAGAAGGCACCTGTTTTAGCGTCGAAGCCGCCGGATATAGACCAGGAAGACTGGAATAAACACGGCGCGGCCTCGAACTAACATGGCCTCTAACGCATACGTTCATACTGAGGGGGACATTGAAGACGTTTTGTTTTCAATGCCCCCTCACGGGCGCGACTTGCGGGAAAATGATTTATTTCTGCATGTCGATACAGCGGGGGTTGAAACGACGTACAAGATTGAAAGTGTACTGCCCCGGTTTGAGCAGCTTTCGGTTCAGGACGGAACGCCTTCAGTTATCTGGCGTCCTCCCGCAGTTTATTACGGCGTCAGCGTCGTACCCTAGGAGATACCATGACCATAACACTGCAAAAAAGATTCCCCCCGCTGCCGCCTGCGCTTCGGGATTGGGTGGCTATTCATGAAATGATTGAGCAGCACGGCCAAAAGGGTTTCAAGAAGTTTCTGGCTGAAATGCAGGAGAGCACGGCTGCGTTCCAGGACGCCGTGACGGCCTATGTCGATGTGGAATATTTCGAACATATCCGTGACCAGGCTAACGTCATCATGGAAAACGCCAAGGCCGACGCGGAGAAAATCCGGGATGACGTGGATTCGCTGAAATCGGATGCCAACGCCAAGATTGTCGCGGCTCGCGAGAACCTTGAAAAGCAGCGTAAAACCGACAAGGCGGCGCATGATAGACGGTCTAAAGAGGTTCAGGACCGTGAGCATGAATCCGCCCGTCGCGAAGAAGCGCTGACCGACCGCGAGAAGAAAACCCAGGTTGATGTCCAGTACATATCGGACGAGAAAAGCCGATTGGCTGCAAAACAAACTGAACTGGATAAGCACTTGGCCGACTTCGAAAAAGTCAAGGCTCTGCTCAGCTAATGGCATCCAGCAACACGGCCAAGCTCGCAACGGATAAGATATCGTCTGCGAGCTTTGACTATACCCCCAAGTTTGCCAGCATCGCAGCGGCGAGCAGCGGTACAAATGAACTTGTGGCTGCCGTGGCGAGTAAGAAAATACGTGTTGTGAGTCTGTTTCTAATCGCGGCTGGGACGGTCAACGCATATTTCGAAGACGATGCCAACACAGCCCTGGCCGGCGACGGCACAAACAAAATCGCACTGATTGCCAGCAGCGGCTTTTCGCTCAACTTCAATCCTGTTGGCTGGTTTGAAACCGGCTCGGGACAGGCGTTGGAAGTCAACCTGAGTGCAGCTACGGCGGTGGCCGGCTCAGTCACATATATCGAGGTCTAAATGGCTAACACAATCACCAACCAAACCATCATGGACGGCGAGCGCAATCTTGTCGTCAAGGTTCAAATCCTCGGGGATAATTCCGGCGATGAAACCGTGGCCAACATTGTCAATATGTCCACTTACAATAACGGCACATACGGCCCTATCGTGGCCCTGAAAATCATGGCAATCAAGGCCAACCTGAACGGCTTTGCGGCGCAGCTTATCTGGGATGCGTCAGCGAACGTCAAGTGCATGGACATCCCTGACGGCGATTCCGATTTCGACTACCGCAAGTTCGGTGGCTTGATTAACAACGCTGGCTCTGGTGTGACGGGCGACATTCTTTTGGCGACCACGGGATTGGCGGTTGAGCAGGGCACGATCATCATTGAGATGGCCAAGAAATACTGATGGCTGGACAAGACCCCGATGCCATTGGCGGTGCCTGGGACCAGGATATCAATCTTATTGAAGCACTTGGCCGTGTTGAAAATAAAGTTGTTGGCCAGCACCTGTCTGACATATTACTCGAACTGAAAATCATTCGTCTGTACATGCAGGAAATGAACGGGTTCGAACTTTCGGAGAAGGACGTATCACGATG